GCGGCGGGTTCTATCTACATGATGTTCCCCGGAGAAGGCATTAAATGTAACTCCAACGTTTCTGCTGTGGTAAGCGCAACGACTACGGCGGTTGTGTTCTATGGCTAAGACTCCGGCATGGACGAGGAAAGAAGGCAAAAATCCAAAAGGTGGATTGAATGCCAAAGGTCGTGCTTCTGCGAAAAAGCAAGGCATGAATTTGAAACCTCCCCAGCCGGAAGGCGGCGCAAGGAAAGAGTCGTTCTGCGCCCGTATGTCAGGTATGAAAAAGAAGCTTACATCTGCAAAGACAGCGAACGATCCGAATAGCCGGATAAATAAGTCATTGAGGGCGTGGAAATGCTAGATCAACACGAAGCTACTAAACACGCTATTGATGCGGTGTCTGTCTTAACAGTATTAGGTACTCTTATGGAAGCGTTACCCGCTATTGCGGCGTTATTTACTATTATCTGGACGGCTATTCGCATTTGGGAAACCAAAACTGTTCAGAAGTTTATTGCTGAGTTTAAAGGAAAAGATAATGGCTGATATGAAAATAAAATTTGGGGGTAGGGAATTAGAAGTAGACGATATGGTAGAACGTAACCCAAAAAAATCAAGGGACGTTAAACCTCTCCCTCTCCCTAAATCTACAACTCCTAAAAAAATAAAAGAGTATTCAACGCCAACCAAAGACAAGCAGTCTGAAAGCAGTAAGCAGGAGCAAGAGAACGAACGCCTAGATAAAAAACAAGAAGATGAGTATAAGAAATATCAAGAAGGTGAAAAGACTCGCCTAAAAGATCAGGGTTCTAGTTTTTTCAAAAAAGGTGGCAAAGTTTCTTCTGCGTCTAAACGTGCAGATGGTTGTGCAATTCGTGGTAAAACTAGAGCTTAATTAAGGAGTATTAAAATGGCTACAAAAATGAACGCAGGTTTTATGGCAATGATGAAGAAAAAAACAAGTGATAAGCCAATGAAAAAAGAAGGTATGGCTAAGACTAAGAAGATGGCTATGGGTGGTTACGCCGAAGGTGGTATGCCTATGGTTATGAAAGATGGCAAAAAAGTACCTTCATTTGCTGCTGATGGCAAAGGTAAGATGGCTAAAGGCGGTATGGCTAAGACTAAGAAGATGGCTTCTGGTGGCTCCGCTTCGTCACGTGCTGATGGTATCGCTGTTAAAGGCAAAACCAAAGGTAAGATGATGGCTAACGGCGGTAAGTGCTAAGGATTAGCTATGAGACCTTCACGTGGAATGGGGGCTATTCGCTCCTCCAAGATGCCTAAAACTACAGTTAAACGGGACGGTAATGAGCCTGTTAAGTTGTACAAAAAAGGTGGTGGGGTCAATGCTGCAGGTAACTACACCAAGCCCGGTATGCGTAAAGCTATGTTTGAAAGTATTAAAGCCCGTGCAGTTCAGGGTACAGGTGCAGGGCAGTGGTCAGCTCGTAAGGCGCAGTTACTTGCAAAGAACTATAAAGCTAAAGGCGGCGGTTACAAGTGAAAGCCCCACAACAATCGCTTAAAGATTGGGGAGACCAGAAATGGCGAACCAAAAGTGGGAAGCCCTCGTCCAAGACAGGTGAACGATATTTGCCTGAAAAGGCGATTAAAGCTCTAACCACCGCAGAATATGCGGCGACTACCAAAGCAAAACGTACAGGTAAGAAAGCAGGAAAGCAGTTTGTTAAACAGCCGAAAGGCATAGCAAAGAAAACAGCGGGGTATAGATAATGGAAAAGCATACAGAACATACAAACGATTGCTTGATTGATATAGCAGGTCAGTGTAACTGTGACGCCATAACGGATGAACAGATAGACGCTGAGTTGTTAGAGAAAGAAGAAGCAAATGACTGATAATTTTACGCCCGCAGAAAATGTTTTTCGTGTTGTAGACGGTAGGTATATGCACAACAATGAAGAGATTTCTAAAGCCGAGTTTGATAGGCGTAAGGCTGAAGCGGATAACGCTATGGGTGCTATGCGTGGGTCTGGACAGCGCAGTAAACCAATGACTATGCAAGAACGTAAATCAAAATCATTTTCTGATATGGAAGGCCTGAAAAAAGGCGGTAAGGTTAAGAAAATGGCTTCTGGCGGCAAGGTTTCTTCCGCTTCCAAACGTGCAGATGGCTGCGCTACCAAAGGTAAAACCAAAGGGAAAATGGTTTAATGACAACTACGGGCACAACAGCGTTTAATCTTGAGTTCACGGATATAGCTGAAGAAGCGTTTGAACGTGCGGGGCGTGAGCTTCGTACGGGTTATGACTTGCGTACTGCCCGTCGTAGTATGAATTTAATGACCATTGAATGGTCTAATCGTGGTATCAACATGTGGACAATCGAGCAGGGTACTATTGACCTGACTCCCGGAATAAATACGTACGCATTACCGTACGACACAGTTGATTTACTAGAGCATTTAATCCGTACAGGGCAAAACGATGTGTCAACGCAAGCTGACCTTACTCTGTCTAGGATTTCTGTATCTACATACGCCTCAATACCTAATAAGTTAACTCAAGCTAGACCTATTCAGATATGGGTACAGCGTCTATCTGGTCAAACTGCACCTTCAGGTACGTACTTAGCGCAAACTATTAATGCTACCGCTACGACTATAGTTGTAGGTTCGGTGGCTAATCTAGCTTCATCAGGGTTTATAAAGATAGACAACGAGATTATCCTGTACGAATATTTAGATGTAGCTACTAATTCGTTGGGTGGGTGTTCACGAGGTCAAGCAAATACGACCGCAGCAGCCCATACCGCAGTAGGTGTTACAACTCTTGTATATGTGCCGAATATACCTTGCGTCACTGTTTGGCCTACACCAGATAATTCAACACCGTATCAACTTGTTTATTATCGTATGCGTCGTATCGACGATGCTGGTAGTGGTCTTGAAACCCCAGATATGACATTCCGCTTCTTACCTTGTGTAACTGCTGGGCTAGCATACTATGTTGCTATGAAAATACCAGAGGGAACTGAGCGTTTACCTATGTTAAAAGCAGTATATGACGAGCAATTTATGTTGGCGGCAGGTGAAGATCGTGAAAAGGCTACGGATCGGTTTGTACCTCGTATGTATAGACCGCACTAATCATGGGAAATAAGTTTGCAGCCGGTTATAAGTCGATTGCAGAGTGTGATCGCTGTGGTTTTCGCTATAAATTGAGTAAGTTGCAGAAGTTAGTAGTAAAGAATACAGTTATTAACATGAAAGTATGTCCGCAATGCTGGGACCCAGATCATCCGCAGTTAAAACTTGGTATGTATCCAGTAGAAGATGCACAAGCGGTACGTGAACCACGCCCAGACTTAACTACTAACGAGTTGAACATTGGGTCTAGGGATATTCAGTGGGGCTGGAACCCAGTAGGGTTTGGTAATGGTGGTGATAATGGACTTGCTGTCAACAGATTAGTGGCTCTAGGGCAAGTAGGTTCAGTAACTGTAACAATTTCTTAGGAGTTTAAAATGGACAAGATGGATAAATCGCAAGACAAAAAAATGATCAAAAAAGCTATGGGTCAGCACGATAAACAACAGCATGGCGGCAAGAAAACTAAGATCGCTTTGAAAAAAGGCGGTGTAACTAGTTTGGCTATGAAAACTATGGGTCGTAACATGGCACGTGCTAACAATCAAAGGGGCAGATAATGGCTAAATACAGCAAGAAGCTCATGGGTAAAGAAGTAGGTGATGCTGCAGTGTACGCCGAGCCGCATACTATGGACGGCAAAAAACTTAGCATTGACGACGTAAACAAGTATACCGCCGGTGCTGATGTCGTAAAAGATATGAACATTTCTGTTGGTGGTATTAGTAAAGGTAACTATAAAGAAACCAAAACTACCGGCATTAAAGTTCGTGGTACTGGCGCAGCTACTAAAGGTTTGATGGCACGTGGCCCTATGGCTTAAGGAGTAAGTTGTGAACTACGCCGAGTTAAAGACTAATATCAAGAACATTTGTGAGAACGCTTTCACAGATACTGAACTCGCTATGTTCACCCAACAAGCTGAACAGAAAATATATAACACGGTGCAGATACCGGCGTTACGTAAGAACGAAACAGGTAACGTGTCAACAGGTAATTCATATTTAACATTACCCCCAGACTTTTTATATATTTTCTCTTTAGCGGTTATTACTACTGAGGGATATAAGTACCTACTAAATAAAGACGTTAACTTTATACGTGAGGCTTATCCTTTCCCTGCAGTTACTGGCACTCCTAGATCGTATGCAATTTTTGACACCAACACCTTAATAGTAGGACCTACTCCTGACAGTAACTACTCAGTAGAGTTGCATTATGGATACTATCCAGAGTCTATTGTTACAGCAGGAACTACATGGTTAGGTGACGAATTTGATTCTGCCTTATTAAATGGAGCGTTGATAGAAGCTATCCGCTTTATAAAGGGCGAAGCCGATATGATTGCACTGTACGAGAAGATGTACTTGCAAGCGATTACATTACTTAAAATGCTTGGTGACGGTAAGTTGCGTGAAGACGCTTACAGAAGTGGTCAAGTTCGTGTACCTGTTTCTTAAGGATAATTATGTTTACAGCCCCTGTACAACCAGAAGTTGGTAACGTATTTGTAGCTACAACAAATAATCGTGGGTTTACGCCTGAAGAGTTACTTGATCGTGCTATGAATAAGATTATTTATGTAGGTGAGAACTCTCATCCTACGATCAGAGCACAAGCTGAAGCGTTTAAACGTAATGTTGCTGACATCGTGTTGTTTTACATGAAAGAAGCTGTGTACCAAGATAGGGTGACTATTGCTAATGTACTTACACAAGCAGGGCATCCAGAATTAACTAAACTTTTGGAGAACTAAAATGGCTTTTTCCGGCAACTACATGTGCACTTCCTTTAAACAGGAATTAATGCAAGCTGTACATAACTTTACTACAAGTACAGGCAATACTTTTAAACTAGCTTTGTATAACAACAGTGCTTCTTTTACTGCGGCTACTACTGCCTATACAACTAGTAATGAAGTATCAGCTTCCGGTACTTATGCTGCAGGTGGTGGTTCGTTAACTAATGTAACTCCTACTACTTCTGGCACAACAGCGTTTACTGATTTTGCTGATTTGTCTTTTACTACAGCAACTATTACTGCATTTGGCGCAATGATCTACAACTCGTCAGCAGCAGGTAATCCTTCTGTTGTAATTCTTGACTTTGGCGGCGCAAAAACCTCCACAGCAGGTACGTTTACGATTGTTTTCCCAACAGCAGACGCATCTAACGCAATCATCCGTATTGCCTAAGGTGTTTAATTGGCTGACACTACCGTAGTATTTGAAGGTTGGGATGCCTCAGGAGTTGCTTGGGGCGATCAAGGCTGGGGTGAAGGTCATACTAGTTTAACTGGCACTGGAGAAATCGGTAACTCGGGTGTACAGGAAGATGCAATTGTAGCTTTTGAAGGTTGGAACGCTTCTGGAGTTGCTTGGGGCGATCAAGGTTGGGGCGAGGGGCATACTAATTTAACTGCTACAGGTCAAGTTGGTGTTGCAGTTATACAAGAAAATATTGTTGTAAATGTTACAGGTGTATCTGCTGCAGGTGCGGTTGGTACAGTAACCGTAGAAGTTATAACCGAAGCTAATGTTACAGGTGTATCTGCTGCAGGTGCAGTTGGAAGTGTAACCGTAGAAGTTGTAACTGAAGCTAATGTTATAGGCGTAGCTGCCGTAGGTGCAGTTGGAAATGCGGTTGTTGTAGGTGCTGCAAATACGGGTGTTACAGGCGTAGCCGCTACAGGACAAGTTGGCACTGTAACAGTACAAGAAGGTACGGGGGTAAGTGTTACAGGCGTAGCTGCTACAGGACAAGTTGGTAGCGTAACAGTACAAGAAGGTACAGGTGTAAGTGTTACAGGGGTATCTGCTACAGGCAGTGTTGATGCAGTAACTACAACAGGTAATGCAAACTTAACTTTAACAGGTGTATCTGCTACAGGACAAGTTGGTGTTGCAGTAGTACAGGAAAATGTAAGTATAAATGTAACAGGTGTATCTGCTACTGGTCAAGTTGGAAGTGCGACTGTAGCGGCTAATGCAAACATATACGTTACATTAGATTATGCGATAGGCGAAGTTGGTATCGTAACGACACAAGCAGGTACGAACGCAAATGTAACAGGCGTGTCTGCTACAGGCGATGTTGGCAGTGTTACTACAGATACTGAACAGAATGTAGTCTTAACAGGTGTATCTGCTACGGGTCAGGTTGGAAGTGCGGCGGTAGGATCGTCCACAAATGTTAATATAACTGGGTTAGTAGCATACGGATTAGTAGGAAATGTATTAGTTTGGGGGAACATATACCCAAGTCAAAACCCTGATTGGCAGAATATAAATGATGGACAAACCCCGAATTGGGTAGCAGTAAACGATGGCAACACAGTAACTTGGGCACCAGTAAATGATGCACAAAACCCAAATTGGGTAACAGTAAACGATGGCAACACAGTAACTTGGGTTCAAATTTAAGGAATTACCATGCCAAGCTCATATACAAGTTCATTACGGTTGACGCTACAAGTAACCGGAGAAAATAG